TTTTTGAGTTCTTAATGAGATTATATCTCCTCCAAATTCTCCGCTATTAACAGAAAACTTATCTCCTTTGACTGACGTAAAAGTTACTTCAATATATGGTGCTGAATAATTTGCTTTTGTCATTGTGCTCTATTTCCCGTCAATTTCTTTTTTAAACTACTCCTATAAGTAGGGCTGAAAATCATTCTCCATTGATTAATTGGGTTTGTTAAATCTGCTTGAACTTGTTGCTTTGGTGTCATTTCTCTATATCTATCAAGACTTTTAATTAAATTTTGTATAGAAGTCTTTAATTCTTGAGTTGTTTTTACCATAGTTTCATTAACGCCAATCAATGCGATATTTGAATCTCTTACATCTTGTGCTTTTGTAAGTTCTATTGCTCCAGTAAGTTTTTCAAGACGAGATTCTACAACACCTTCTCCTTTAGCTGCTAAAGCTTCTGGCGTCATTTTACCACTTTTTGAAGCATCGAATGTCTTAACAGATTCCATTATACTTTTCATGACGTCTACATCTTGAACTCTACCAAATGCTCCTGATTTCTGCAACCAAAGAGCAGCAAGATCTTTATTTCCTGGAAAAAGTTTTTCAGCTTCTTCAACCATTGATTTTGTACCATATAATGGATTTCTTACCATTTGTTTCTGTACATCAAAAAATGAAACTGGGCCTTGTTTTTCTCTTTTCATTTTATTCCATACAGATTGCATTGCAAAAGATTCTGCCGCTCCTCCTTCCATCATTGCCGCTCTACCAAAAAGAGTTGTAGATGCACTCATTATTTGAGGAGCTAAAGCTTTTATTCTTTCATCTGAATTACTTGAAAAAGCCATCAATGAAGTTATAATATCTTTATTTGATCTTTTAGTTCCCGAATATACTGCATCACTTAATGCACTTTTCACATTATCTAAAAACTCTACAGTTCTTGCTCCTCCCATTCCTACTTCTTCAGCAGCTCCTAATGACATCATCATTGTGTTATTTTTTATTTCTTCTTGTTTTCTAAATCTGTCAAAAGTTCCTGCATACCCTCCAACTTGACCTGCAGACAATCCATAAGTCGCCATTGCTCTCATCATTTTATCAACTCTAGAACCTGCAGGGCCAAATTGTTCTCCAGTTCTTCCCATTGTTTGTCTTGCATACGCAGCCATTAAATTAACTTTTTCTGCGCCCTGAATTCCCAATAATGGATCACCTTCGTAGAATCCGCCTTTTCCCCCACCTGCATATCCTAAAGTTTGAATACCTGTCATTTGAGCTCCAGCTCTTTGTCTAAATGCATTTGACATTGCTGACATAACTTTATAAAGACCCGCAACAGCTGCTAATGCTATACCCACAGCGGGTAATGTTTTGCCTGCTTCTTGAAGCGCTGATGCTTGCTCATTAGTTACGTCTATTGGAGTTCTGCCTCCAATCCCTGCTCCAGTTCCCGCTCCACCACCACCTATTCCAATTCTCTTAAATATTCCACCTAAATCTTTAGCTCCAGATTTTATTTTTTCCATTTCTTTAGATGAAGATTGCATATTCTCTTTAAACGTATTAGAACTTGCTTTTAATGCTTTTCCTAGATCACCTATTTTAGATGCAAGAAATACATCTTCTCTACCAGTCGTTAACGCTTCTGCTCCAGATATTTGTCCTTCTAATCCTGCACCTCTTCCAGCAGTTCCGGAAGGCCTTCTAAACATTTTTTGAGATTCTTTTCCAGCGTTTTTCATCTGATCAACTATTTTCTTAAATTGATTCTCCATTTTCTTAAGAGATTTATGTTCACCAGATGGAGTTAATCCAGCTTTAGCTAGATCCTTGTATTTTTCAAGCATTTCCCCTGCTCTCTTTTTAGCAGATTCAAATGCCTTTTTAGTGTCATCAACGGCTCCAATTTTAAATTTTAGTTCATCAGCCATTTAACGATTTCTCCAAACTTTTAATTTCAAGCTTTTTCATTCTTTCACAATGCTCCTTGATTCTTCTTTCGATTTCTTCATCTTGCATTCCTTGTTGTTTGAATGCATTTCTCATATTCTTTATTAAACCTAAAGATACTAATTCATTCGGTTTCTTTTTCTTTATTCTATCAAGAGCTTTTGTTATTTTAAGGTGCTTAGAGATCTCTTTATGATCTGGTAAATTATTAACACCTTCAAATAACGCAATTTTCTGCTCTAAATATAAAGATTGAAACTTTATATCAGTAGGCAAAATATTGAACTTACTTAATATCCAAAAATCAATGAACGTTAATGGGTCTTTAAATTCTGATATCTCTATTTTTTTTTTAATAAATCTTGAAATTTTTTCTCAGAATCTAAAAAGAATTCCCATAATTTAAATAAAAACTCTTCATCAGCACAGTTATCTGCACCTTTCCACCATTTGGGTGTATCATTTAAAACAAAATTGAGAGTTATTATCATCCTTATATATTCATATTCTTCCGCCTTTATACTATCAAGGCTTGCTCCACCTAATGCTCTAGATGTTGAAGAAATGATATTAGCCTTTTGATATGGGAGAGGCATCAAAATTGAAAACCTCCCCCTTTTATCAAAATTCTTCGTGAATGTTCTCTCTTCTTCAGTTACTTCTAAACTTGAATTTTTTTCGTCTTCGTTCATAACGTTCCTCCTTCATTTCATTCATACATTCGAATTATGAAACATTTCCTTCTTGTGGCAATACTTCTCTACAACGCCATGTTGTATTCTTCGTTGATAGACTTCCACTATCAAGATTAACTCCAGAAGTAGCACATTTACATTGTCTTAATATGTAAAGTGTTCCACCAGTAATTAAATCAATAAGCTCAAAGTCAACTAATCCTGAAGTTAAAATTGTTCTTCTAGTTGGTACTGGAAGACTATCAGAAACATCGCCTTGTAAAACGAACGTCCCAACTGTTATTGTACAATTATAACCCTGAGATTTATACCCTCTATCGCCGTGAAATCCTAATGTTCTTATTCCTTGAAGTTCAAAGTCTTCATCAAATGAAACATTTGTAGCCCATCCAATAACTTTTCCATCAAGTTTTACAATAGCATCCAAACCGGCAACAACAGGTAAATCTGGGTCTTCTGCTCCTCTTATTTTACTAAATAATAAGAGAAAAAGCAAGGATAATTTTGTCGATTTCATACTGTTTTATACCTCCTTCCTTATTTTTTAAACCCAACTACAGTAAAATTATGTGTTACAAAGATGAAATTAACTGGTACAACTAATGTACCCTCATAAGTTATCTCAACAGTATCTCCTGTCACAGAAAATTTGAAGTTTCTGTATGCATTTCCTAAAGCAGGGTCAACAACTAGCCATCCTTGCTCTACATAAAAATCTAATCTCGTTTTTGCTCTATTCTTTATACTTTCAAGAATAGTGTTATCTCCCGGCTCACCTACTAAGCTCTCAACAAAAACTCTATGATCTTTAGTGATGTACAGTGCCGTTCTCATTGCACTCCATTCATTTGCTATCAAGTTCGATGCTTGATAAGTTGTCACTGACCTTATAACTCTTATTCCTCCAAGAGGACTTGGCTGCGATACAATAATTCCAGCTTTAATGTAATCGTCAATATCAGTAGAAGAAAGAATTGTCTTTATTCCGACTGCATTGATCATTTTATTTGTAGGTGCAAAATTAATTGCATTTCCTGCTGACATTCCCATGATCTCACAAGCTCCATAAAAACCCGCCCATGTTTGTAAATCACCATTTTTATCATATCTCTTTATTTCACTTCCATAAAATCCAACTAAAGAGTTATTTAGTGAAGCTGCTGCTGCTATTTTTACAGATTTTGAATCAGTACTTAATCCTCCAACACAACCTTGCCTTTCATTTCTTCCTACAGAAGATGAAAGTTCTGTTAAATGTGTTGAAAGAACTGCATGAATAGCTGCATTTCCTGTCATTACACCAACAAAAGAAGCATCAGTTAAAGCAGCAATTTGGCTAAGAGAATCTGTATAATCTTGTGTCACAACAGCTGCTCCTTCTGAACCCCCAACAATATATTCATATCCTGTCATGTTTGCGGGTACTCTTCTTTCTGCTGCTGTTGCTAAATCTGCAATTAAATAAGTAGAACTTCCATTAAACCAATCTTCACATGCTTGAAGAATTGCAGAAATAGTTTTAGCTGTTTTAATATCAATAGCATCGCCAACTACTATTTTATCAAGTTTTGTAGAATCAAATGTTCCATCTCCCAATAAAGTTGCTGAATATACATTTGTTCCACCTGTATTTTGATATGCATTAAAATATGCTACAAGTTCTGCTATTGTATCATAAGTTGCTATTGCAATCGAAATATCATCTCCAGATGCTCCACCAACTGTTACAGCATTAAGATTTCCAGTTGGATCGATCGTTAATACACAAGCACTTCCAGTACCGGTATACTGTACACTAAATAATTCATAAGCAATATCATCTCCTTCAACAGTATTGTTCTCAAACTTCACTGATATTTTCTTCCCTTTGTTTGTTCCTGCTGAAAGTTTAAATCTTATTTGATTTGTATACAGTCCATAATCTTTACTACTTACATCTAGCACATCATCAGTATCTACATCTTGAATTGTCAATGTACTTTTTGTAGCTTGATTTACTCTTATAACTCCAACAGAAGGAGCTCCATTAACTCCAGGCTGGTTGGAAGGTGTAAGTGCAAATAAAGCTCCATAATAAGCAGGGCCATCTCTTAATATTCTATTTAATTCCTCACTATTAGATATCCAATTAATTCTATCTTCAACATTTGGATATTCTGTACTAGCGTTATAAGGAATTCCTGCCTTACATTCACCAAGAAGTAATAATCTAGATCCTGTTGCTGCACCAACATCTAAGCCAGATATATTTCTTTTTCCGTAATATCCTGGCCTGTAAAGATCTTTTCCATCAAATCTTTTGGCTTCTACACCCATTGTATTTACCTCCTATAGTAAATTTTTAAACTTTATGTTTAAGAAAGTTCTTCATTTGTTTTTTCCAATAATCTATCTTAAATCTTTCTAAAGCGCTTTTCTTTTCAATAATAATATACCATATTCTAAATCCATTTTTCACTCCATTATCTTCATTATTTGAATCAATAAATGATTCTAAATTTAACTCCTGATCAACTTCTGCAATTTTTTTTGTTTTCTTTTTCGCCATGATTTTCTCCTTATGTTTCAGGATACTGCCCTTCTCCACCTATAGAAGTTAATTTTGGCCCACTTTTTTCATTTTCTAAATGATGTTCAATAATTTTTAAAGTTTCAAGATCAGTATCTATTTCAACATTTTTATGTAAATTTATAAATGATAAATTAAACTCACTTCCAAATAATGTAGTTCCAAATTCATAATTATATAAAGCATTTTGTCCTTTTATCATTAAATTTTTTATACCTTTAGATGATAAATCTCTTTTAGCTCTTTTTAATATACTTCTTAATATCATATATAATATTCTAGTTACCTCTATATGTTCACTCCATATAGAAATATTTATTGATATTCTTTCTAAATATCTATCAGACGATGCCCAAAGTTTTTCAGAACCTTTTGCGGTCTTAGCATCTTGTATATTATTCAAAACTGTGTTACTCATTATCGTACCATTATTAAATCTATCTTTCAATTGAATTGCAGATACTTCATCTATAAAATCTTGAGTTACTTCTTCATTCTTATATCCAGCTCCTAATAATTGTCTTTCAAAAAGATCATCATCTAAAAGTTCTACTCCAATTGCAGGAAGTATCGATGTATAATTTCCCTCTTCATCTGCTGCTAATGCATTTCCATATTCTATAGCTAATGGATGTGCTCCTTGAATAGACGGAATATCACCCGCGTTGCCGTTTGTAAGCTCACTTAATTTATATTCTGCGATATTTGCAGTTATAAAGTCAATAAAATATTTTACTTCGTCAATAATAAATTGTGTAAAATGTATTTTACTCATAATTAAAATTTAAACCTTTTAAAAATAAATTCTATAATTTCTTTTCCAAAAATCAGTAATATAATAAGAAAAATTAACATTATTAATTCCATCATGTATTTTCCTTTATAAAATTTAATCCTTCTTCTATATCTAATTTTAAACCTGATTGTAATATATCTTTAACTTTTTTATTCATTCTTCTTTTTAAATTCGGATATATTGGTACTGCTTGAGCACCCGGATATATCCATCCTGTTGAGTTTTTACTTACAATTCTAAAAGTACCATATACTGTATGTCTTGGAGATCCCGTCTTTACTAATCCTCCATAGATATCTTTTCCACTTGCTCCTTTATAAACTGCAGGCTTTGTATATACTCTACTTTGTAAAGAAGTTCCTGACATTAACGGGGTTGTTCCGTGAATACCCGTCACTCTATATCTTTTTCTTATATCGTTTTTATCTAGTTTTTTTACAACAGCATACACAGCTTTAGGCATTGCAGAAACTTGATGAGCTGCAGGAGTAAACTTTCTCATGAATATTATATTATATGGCTCTCCTTTCTCATTTCTTCTTGCATGCGGACCATGCAAAAGACCGGGCTTCATATCAAATCTTTTAACACCTTTTTCTACAAAATTTACAAACATCCCTTTAGCAGATACTGATGCTTCCATTGGATCTGTTTGTTTATCTATATTAATACTTTCTTTATATTTTCTTTTCCAACCATCTTTAGCATTTGAATTCTCCACAGATTTAACCCATTCTCTCATCACTTCATTCGTTGCAATTCTTATAGATTGTACTAATCCAGGAAGTCTTTTAGACCCAAGTATAGAGATAAGATCACTTAATGGAGTTCCTTCTTGTGTCAAATATATTTTCACAGTATATCTAACTCCTTAGATGTAAATTTATTGAACATTCTTAATAACATTGTTTGCGGAAATCTTTTATCTTCAGCATTCATTAATTCAACCTCTCTTTTATAAACAATATAAGATGGATGATATCTATAAACAACAGTAAATTTTTTTCCTTGTATTGGTTTGTTTAATATCCAAATCAAATCATTATATTCTGATAACATAAAATCTGTATCATTTATATATTCTACGCCATCTTCATCTAATATATTTCCAACTAATTCAACAACATCAAATTGAGGAATTTCATCTTTAGTCCCTGCACCTCTTGTAATCACTGTACTTTCATTCAAAAAAGATGTCAATAAACTTAATATATTCCCTCTTTTTACAAAATGTCCGCCTGCTAAAGTACATTCTAAATCTCCTTGTTTAAGATCTTCTCCCCATTTTGTCAAAGCATTTACAACATTTACTCTACCAACAATTACTTTTATAGGTTTGATGTATTCATAATCTACTTGTAAAACGTCCAATACATCTGGAATAGGCGCGGCACCTCCATTATCATCTAATATTATTGATTGTTTTTTGAACGATAGAACTGTATATGTATAATTCTGAGTTACATTATATACCCTAGAAACAGAACTTATATCTCCATGAATATTAAACGGATTTGAATTTTCTGCGTCTATTTCTACTTCAGTCTCGATAGTATGAATTATAAAAGTTCCATCATGAATAGAATTTTCATTTAAAACTTCTTCTGGAATCCTGTATCTATAAGTTACTTTTAATGGCTCATACATTTTTGGTAAAGACCCATTATCAACTAATGTTATAGTGTCATCAGTAAAATTTAAAACATCATACAATATTTGATCTCCTCCGCAAAAATCTTTAACAGCTCTTTGTATTTTAATAACTTTAGATATAGGATTCCAAAATGGCTTCACTTCATTCAAAGAAGAGCACCCATGAGGGCTATTTTCATCTATAATCTCATAATCTTCCTGAAAACTTAAAATATAACCTTTTCCATTACATAGATTACAAAATAAACTGGGCTTTCCATTTTTAATACAAGGGCATTTTTTTGCTTGTATTAAACGAGCATATTGACCATGACGTCTTATAACAGCTTCATGTTCTTCTGGTCTACCTTCTATACGTGCAAAAGTTTGATTTGCGTATGCGCTTGTATTTCTACCCATTAGTCGTCCTTCTTTTTATCTTTCTTGTTTTCTTTTCTAGGCTCCTTTTTATCTTCAACATAAGCCTGAAAATCTACACTGCCACAATTATCACAAACATCAACCCTATCACTATGAACTTTACCACAATTTACACACTGTTTCATTATTTTTCCTCCTTATAATGCGGTGAATAAAACTCCTCCGTATTTATTTTTATTTGCTTTATAAAATCTTTTTAATTCTTCTCTGTATGAAATTATGCGTGCACCAAAAAGCGCGTTAGTTGCAGACATAGTCGTACTATAACTTTCTGAAACTCCTGCTAACCCAATCGAACTAGATGCAATCGCCGCTGCTCTACCATCTCCATAATCATTTAAAAGATTTATTGCTGCTAACATGCCTATAATACTAAACATCTCTTTCCATTTTTTTCTTAAATGTCTTACTGTTTCAAATCCTGATGTAAAGTCTACAGAAAAAGCATCTGGATAATATTCTACTCCTGCTCCAAATGTTGTTGCTAAAAAAGTCTGTCCTAAAAATATAGGCAACGATTCTAAAGAACCCTGATTTGGAAAAAATTGCAAACTTCCTTTTTCATGATTTATTTTAACCCAATTTGTTATATCTAAAATTTGATTACTAGCAACATCATTGAATTTTACGTTTTGTACATTTATAACAGGTCTGTGCCTCAATTTAATGAATATATATTCATTAAACTCTTTTCTATTAAAATCATAAGGTTCGTCCCATTCGTAATCTATACCTTCTTCTCCAGAAAGATCATCGCGAACAACTCCAAAAGCAGGCCTATATTTATATATTCTTTTTAATAATTTAACATTTAAATCTCTTTCACAAGCATCTACAGCATTATCTATATACCACTTTAAAGTATCATCAGTTATTACTTGAGAATTTGGAGCAACTAATTCATTACCGAACGAATAGACATATCTTAATTCATCAGGTGTTATTATAGCACCCCATCCTCCATTTGAGACTAAATCGGGATCATTAAATGCATATCCTTTTCTACATTCTGCCATCTAATTTACTCCTTATTTTTTAAGGCCTTTTTTAAAAATTGATTTCTGTTTAAACATTTAAACGGCAATTTTTTTTTCAATTTTTTATCTTTTAATATAGTACTAATTTTTAATTTTTTACCGTATTTTTTTATTTCTTCTCCATTTATATATATACTCATGATATCTCCTTAATCAATCTTTTCTTCAGCAACTATTCTAAAATGAAAATTTATATTATTTTGACCGCTACTTTTGTAGCCTATTCTTAAAAAAAGACCTTGATAAATATCGAATTTTCCTCTTCTAACAAATTCAATTTCTTTCTCATCATATACATATATATTTCTTACAAAATGACCTAGTTCAAGAACATCAACACCTACAGTCAATCCATAAATAGAAAATAGACCTAATACATCATCTTTATCAATTACATAAAAATCCAAAATATCATCTTCATGAATATCGCTATTATTGATGAGTTTTATAATTCCACCTTGTAGCGCTATTTCAGTATCTATTTCGAAATCATTAAATGATTCAACACCAGCTTGTGCTATACCTCTAAATCCCTTCCATAAAGGATCATTCGGAGTAGTTTCATAAGTTGGAGCAACTATTTGATTTCCATCTTCTGTAAATTTGGGAAAATTTATTCCTTCTTCTTCTGCCATTTTATTATATCCTCCATTATATTCTTTTTAAATCTATAGCTTCAAAATCACCAGAAAGAGTTGAATATTGATAATTTTCTTCTAATCTAACTGTACCATCCATCCAATATTTTTTTATTGTATAACCCATTAATTTATTTGAATTATATGTATAGATTATCTCTTCAACTTTATTACTATATGTTCCGTCTTCATTATTTGTATGATACCAAGTCTCTTTTATAAGTCTTTTAGAAGTGCTATATTCTCTTCTTCTATAATTTTTTTCTCCAATAGAAATAAAATTATCTTCCATTTCTCTACTTTGTTCTATCAATAAATTGACTAAAATTTGTTCTTCAGATGTTAAAATTTCTTCATGAAAATTAAGAGTGCCTTCAGATCCATTAAGTATTATATCGCACTCCTTCTCAAGAGAACTATCTCTTAATAAATTTTCAAGACATATTGTTTTTATGTCCCATGAATCATCTACTAAATTTCTTTGAAAATTAATTTCCATTTAAAACCTCTACTTTGATAAATATCTCATTCTTATACCCAAATAATGTAAATCTGTTCCAATATTTACATGAGCAAGCTGTATCCCACAATAATCTCCTGCTTCAATGCTTGTAAATCTATTAGCTATATTAAATTGAGTTAATTGACCTGCAACAAAATTTAACAATGGAATTAACATACTTGATTCAGAATGATTATCATATTGTTCACCTATCGCACCATAATCAGAATAAGTTCTTATAGATTTAAAATTTTGTGATGTTTCAGGTATATATACTGCATATAAATGAACTAAAGAATTAAAATCTTCGGGAATTTGAAAAGTCATTCTGCATTGATCGCTAGATCCTACAGTTTTTACTTTAAAATCTCCTTTAGTACCATTATAGTCTGTAGTAAAAAAAACTTCTTTAATATAATTCTTAAATCTACTTTGATTTATATCAATAACATGATCAGCTGTTATTTTCATTATAGTACCGTCAACACCGTCGCTTATCACATGATATTCTTGTGTTGTTGTCCCGCCTAATTGAAAAATGGCTTTTAATACATTAAAATATAAAGCTTGAGCATCATTACCACCCACAGTTATAGAAGCGCTCCCACTTTCCCTTCTAATAGTAAGATATTGTGTATTGTCTGTATGATATAACTTTATATAATCTCCATCTGTTTTCGGTTTTATTATAACAGACGCTTCTCTTTCAAATAATATACTATCTAACTCTGAAATTGCATACCCGCTATCTTTTGGAAGTCCATCAGCATTCAAAGTCATTATATTATCTTCTGTTCCCGTTATTCCATTATGATCATTTGTTTCGTCTAAATCATGTAATCTATTATGATGGTCGTTTTCTGTTTGTCCTGTTGTGCTTGCATGAGTGTGTGTGTGGCTACTTGAAGCGAAATCTGATGCTTTTGAGCCAGAGTCTTTAGGCAATCCATTGGAATCAAATGTTATGAGATCATCTTCTATTGCTCCACTAACTCCGTTATGATCTAATGTAGAATCTATATCATGAACTCTATCGTGTATTTCTCCTAGATCCACATCGTTATCTGGCATTGTAATAGTTCTTTCATTGCCAGACATTATTCCACTCACTTCAAATTTTATTTTTTTAGTGTTATCTACATCGTCATATATTTCAAAATTCGTATCTTTAAATAAAGAAATTACATCACCAAGTCTTGTCCATTCTACTCCATCGCTTCTATAAAATCCCTTTCTTTTTCTGTTTATTAAAAAAACTCCAGTAGCTTGAAGGACTATATATATCTCTCCTGAATGTAATGTTGGATCAGGAAGATCAGCAAATGTATTTACTTGAGGATATCCAGAAACTCCAGGAGTATCTAATTCTTCATATTTGACAATTACGTCGCTTCCTTTCTTCCCTTTTGTTGTAATTGTTATTAAAGAAGATTTTCCATTATATAATATAGCGGGTTTTATTGTAAGCCATTTCCAGCTTGAATCAAAATTAATTATTCTATCTCCAACAGCTTCTAAATATACTTTAACATTTTTGGCTATATTTGCATCGAGATTATCTACACCTATCGATATATCACTCAAAACAGTAATTATCTGAACGTCTGCATCATTTAAATCTATAACATAATTATTTGAAATATTTCCAATGTGTTTTATATTCATGCTTCATCCTTAAACTTTCAAATACTAAACAAAAAATTCTTTCTTACATTCTAATATTCTTTTATCTTTAAACAAAGATCTAACATACTTTGTGTTATTTTATTTTCTTTATCTAATTTTTCTACTTCTTTCTTCAATAAATCAATTTCAGATTTTGTAAATTCAATTTCTTTTTCTTTTGCTTTTTCATTATTCCAAACATAACTATTTCCATCTTCTCTAACATTAAAATCAATTTCTTTCATTTCTTCTTGAGTAATTCTTATTTTTTTATCAATATCTCTAACTAATGTTTGAGATATTAAATTACCTTGATTAGGATATAACTGTGTTATTACAATTCTTTCTTTAATTGATAGTTTCATAATTTTCTCCTTTCAATACTTTCATATTTTTTACGGAAGAGCTGCTTTTAGTTCATTTAATGCACCAATAATAGATGTTGCTGTAAATCCTGAAAGTCCAGTTACTCCTGTTTCAGAAATGGTAACAGCTGCGGATAAATACTGATCTTGAAATTGAACGTTACCACTATAGCTTTTTATTTGAACATTGCCAGTGGCCCATGGTAAGAGACTTCCTTCACATCTAAAAGAAATATTATCATCTACATCTATCTCCATATAATTATCATTATCTTTTTTTATCTTATATCCACCAAGACTTAAATCAGCAGTTAACGGATTTGATAATCCTCCTGCCTTCAATTCATTTAATGCACCAATAATAGACGTGGCTGTAAATCCTGAAAGTCCAGTTGTTCCTGATTGTGATAATGTTATTGGGCTTGATAAAAATCCATCTCTTAACTGCATTATACCATTTGCAGTGCCAAAAAACATAGCTCCATCAGCACCAAGCTTAAAGTTTAAACCATCTGTTGTATAAAATTCAAATCCACCAGCTTGATCTCCAAACCAAAAAATACAGTCATTTATATCTGTCTGCAAAGTTAAATCATCAGTGGTTTTAATACCGATGTTATTATTATTGATATCCAAATAACTATCAGCATCATACTGTATCTTATATCCACCAGTTTCTAAATCAGCAGTAAGAGGGCTTGACAAAGCACTGGACATATCAGATGAGAGCGCATTTATAACACCCATCAATGAGCTTTTACCATCATAGACATTTAAAGCAGTAACACCAGCTTCATCTATAAGAGCAGGACTTCCCGCGCTAAACTCTCCTGATATACCACCTTTAAATTGAACTTCTTGTGCAAACCACGATTCTTCTCCTATCTGAAACCACTGATCCATACCTGCCCCATAAGAAATTCCAGAAGGAGTTATTTGGATATTACCATCTGTATCATCACCAATTTTAAGAACAGGAGCACCATCCATATAAAGAAATATGCCTTTTTTTAAATCTTCACCGCCTTCATCCCAGTAATGAAAAGCACCCCATATTGTACCAAAAATTTCTTCATAATCTACAGTGGAATGTGCTTCAATAAATAAAGCATTATCAACTACATCATCAGTAACTTTTACCTTATATCTTATATTCTCATCATCTACATTTATAACTCTTTCTACACCTATCTGTGAATCATATACTTCGTCAAATGTTACAGCTCCACCACCCGCTTTTAACTCATTTAAAGCTTTTATAATAGACGTTGCTGTAAATCCTACAAGAGCATCAGTTCCTGTTTGTGATAATGGAATTGCTGCATTTAAAAAAGAATCTTTTAATAAAACACTTCCAGCTCCAATTTGAATGTATGTATTATTATCTTGTTTTATCTTATATCCGCCAGTTGCAAGATCTCCATCTAAAGGGTTTTCAACGATTCCACCTTCTACAGTATCAAGTGTTATAAATTTAGCAATGATATCAGTTTTATTACTTCCTATAGATGTTATTTCTAATAATCCTAATTTTCCATCCTCAAGACTTGAAGGCTCTGAAGACACCCATCTCCAATTAGAATCAAATGTCAAATTTATGTTTCCTACTGCTTCTATATATAATTTTAATTCTTTTGATTTTCTTTTTGTAAGCCTTCTATACCGATTACAATATCAGATATTGCAGAAACTATTTGAACTGGCGCCAGATCAAAGTCTACAACAAGACTTCCACCTATGCTACCCAGATGTCTAACTTTCATAGTTTTTCTCCTTTATATATATTTTTAAAAATATAATTTCATTTAAAATGTAGCCGATAATTTTCATACCGGCTACATATATTTTTTTAGTCTTTCTTTATAACAAGAATAGTAACGAGTGCAATTGTACTTGCAATTACGTCACCAGCGCAAACTATCTGTAAAGTCCCATCTTTTGCAATTTCAGAATAGTCGTTATCAATTGTTGCAGGTTTAACCATCGTTTTATCAACAGCGCAAACCATTGCATTTGTAATATCATTAGTACCATCTGTTAATTTAATAGTACCATTTGCAGATGCACCTCGCGGCTGTACAATAACATCAACAATCTCAAATTTAAAAGGAGCGTCTGCATCAAAAATTTTGATATCAGCAGCTCCAGTTGTCACATCCTCAACTATAGCAATTAAAGGAGCATCTTTACTTTCAAGAGTTCCTAATTTAGCAGCATCTACTTCATCATCACCAATATGACGATTTTCCACTGCTTCATCAGAAATATCTTGAGGAGATACGCCTTCTATAGTTGAATCAGGATTATATGTACTAGCTGTTCTTTTAGACATTTTATTTTTTCCTCCTTATTTTCTTATTGTACAATAAACAACGGTAACAGAAGAACCTGCTGATGCTTGAAAACCCCCATCTAACTTTATTGGAAACCAAAAATCAACATCGCTTTCAATTACTAGAACTGTACCGCCATCTTTGTCTTTTAAGGTTGCTGCATTTGACCCTGTAGCTCCGTAAATACCTAGAATAAAAAAAGTAGCATTACTATCTTGTTTATCTAAAGAAGATCCTACTAAATATTCTTGATTATTTAAAGCAGCTATATAAAGGTCGTTTATATTATATATTCTCATAATATTCTCCATATAAAACCTATGCTGGAGTTTTATCTCCAGCATAGATATTTATATTGTTAATCCATTACAGATCAAGTAAAGGATTTCTAATTGCTTGATTTACACCTACGTTTTTAAATAATACATAACGTAAAGGTGCATACCATTTAGGTACAACATAGAAATTAACTGTACCCCATCTGTAAGGAGCGATCTTTGCATATTCTACCTTATGAATAGGAGCCAATTGTGAAAGAGACATAGTTCTAAGTTCTCCAGCAACTGTATTATCAAGTAATACAGACTGTGAAGTACCGGGAATCTCTTCATTCTTATCTTGATATGATGCGGCTGCTGCCGTTACCGTTGTCAGATATCTAAAAACACCTGACGCGGGAGATGTTTCACCATAAATTTCATAAGCTGTAGGTGCATAAGGTCCGCCACCAGATGTTATAGTAATTGTCAAAGCTCCACCAGCTGCAACTGTTTTTACAGTTGTTGCTGCACAAGCTGCTGATTTACCATATTGATTGATGGCTGAGACTCTATATTGATAATCGCCTGCAATTCTTCCACCACTACCAGAAGCTGCCCATAATGAACCCACAACTGTAGGAGCATTTATTGCTACTGAAGCTGAAGGTGTTGCGGGAGCTTTTGTTGATGTTGCACCTTCTATTAAAGTAGAAGGAGTTGATGGATCTTTAATTTTAGGAACGCCTTGAGCTTCAACACTTAAGAAAATATCAGGCTTTAAATTGAAGTTCCCAAAAGCTGTCCTCATCTGTGTCACCGCGTGTCCAAGAGCAAGCAACCCGCTTGTTGCAGAAACTGCTTCTACATTAATACGAGCATTGTTTGCTGTTGTACTCAATAACTGATCTATAGAAGTCTGTACAGCAAGTGAATTATACATGTCAGTTGGAACACCAAAATTAGCTGCAATTATTTCTGCTCCATCTCTCATGTTTGCTTCTGTAATTGTTGAACCTCTAAGATCTATAACGTGATCAGTCGAACCGTTATTCTTAATTGTCTTAATAATACCATCAAATGACTGAGGTACCATCGTACTATCACCATAGAATAAATTCTTTTCAGTTGTTCTAAGAGCTCTCATCATAGCTGCCTGTACTGAAAGAACTTCTGCATTAGAAATTGTTTTGACATACGGTAATACATCAGAAACTTTCCAAAGCGTTCTCACATACTTAATGACAGCGTAAGCTCTTCGAAAATCAGGATCTCCTTCTTCTGGGTTTTCCATCTGACTTACAAAACCGCCTTCTGTTCCATATCCGTCCTGAACTGAATATTCTTCAAGAGTACTATAAGCTTTTGTTATACCTATATCCTTAAAGAGTTTTAAATGCTTTTCCTGAAATGTAAGCATTGCTAACGTACTTTCAAGAGATTGCATCTGGAGAGCTCCACCTTGATTAAGTGCAGCGATATCAGTCACGCCTTCCTGAGCTTGAAGGGCTTTAACTAAATCATTAACTTCAGCAAGAGAGGATTCTCCATAGCCTTCAAACATTTGTTCACGAAAATCCATATTAATTCACCTCCTGTTTTGATATATTACTTTTAATCAAATTAAGAGTATCGGGCTGAAGTGATTTCAGATCATACCCAGATAACTCATATTTAGTAATCTCGGCAGAATCTACTGAACCTTCCTGAACTGCTTTCATGAGTATTCCTTTAACAGCCTTTTTTGAAGGCATATTAATTGAATCTTCATTAAATCCAGATTTTTCTAATACATCTTCTTTTGTTATTTTACCTTTTACTCTGTTTGGAGTATTACTGATCCCTTCTACTTCTTCTGAAATTGATTTAATCAATTCAGTTGAAGATTCAAAAGTTTCAGCAATACTTTTTTGAAGATCGTTTGCTTCTTCCTGTGATTTTTTTAAATCACTAATCTCTTCTTTCAAACCTCCAATCTCGTCGATTGCAGTTGAAAGAACATCAATAAATGATTTAAGAACAGGAACAGCATCAATAACTTCTTCATTATCGGCAATCGTTTCTTTTAAAGATTTTTCAACTTTAGAACTTTCTTCTTCTTCTTCCTCATCTTCGTCTTCTTCGTCATATTCTTTCATATAATTCTTGATTTTCTTTCTCATTTTTTCACTTTTTAAAAGCTCTTTGATCTCGCTATGAGATTTAGATTTAATAAGATCTCCCATCTTTTCAAGATTTTCATCAAGAGTCTTTTTTAAATCTTTTTCTTCAGAAGACTGATCTTCCTGAGGAGCGGTTGTGGAATCAATTTTTTCCTTATCGCCCATAATATTTACCTCCTCTTAAAATGTTAATTTAGCTATTGAAGCACTATTTGTTGCAATTAGCTTTATAATTTCTTCGGCTTCTTCTTTATTGAAGCCTTTATCTTCAAAATATTTTTGATAATCTGAATAATTTCCTTTTAAATTACCTGAGACAAGACTATCCATAATGAATGGAATTGCATTTCTTATTTTTCTATAATCAACGTTTTTCTTTTTCTTATCCCCTTCAATAGATTGCATTTGAACAGCTTGTCCACCAGAAAGATTTGCTATATTTGTAACGCTCCCTGCTTCTAAAGCTTTATTTAAAAATTCTACATCAGAAAATGATTTTAAGAATTCATCATAAGACGAAAATTGTATTTCATAGTTCTCATCTCCATTAAATGACTTTATTAAACTTACTGAAGTTTCTTGGTGAACAGCTTTCTGCAACGGAGTGATAGCGATATGTTTGAGACTTATCTTAGAAATTGAATTTATTTTTTTCTTCGTAGCTTTATCTACATCAGAAGATTTTTGTAATATTTTCCCTCCCAAAGAAGCTCCAAATATTTTACTTCCATTTCTTAATGCAGGCATTATTGCATTGTCTACATAAGGATTCCCTTTAAAAAGAAAACCGTGACATACGGGTACTCCTCTCTCTGAATCTATAAACAGTTTCTGAGGCTCACCAATTATTGCAGTCGCTCTTTCTACTGGAGTACTTCCTAAAATAGAAATATGATCATAGTCTATTACACCATCATAAATGAAAGATTTTATACAATCATCATCAAAAGCTTTTAAAAGTATTTTATCATTTACTCTATCTATTGTAGGCTTGTTTGGAATAATTTCGACTGGTATTCTTCCATTTGTTTCTTCTCCAGTCTTTTTAATTAAAGCAGGAAATGAAAATTGATTTAATTCCATATTCTCCATAAATAAAAAAAAGTCCAGTATGCCCTCTTAAACATACTGGACTTGTGTCCTTAAAAATAAGATTGTATACAAAAAAACCTTTGTTACTTAATAAGTACAATATATATCAGCTTCATTGAAAAGTAAACCTATTTTTTCAATATTTTTGAAACTTTTTTAGGTAAGAAATACTGTTAATATTTAATCTTATCATTTATTTTTATTTTCATTTTGTCCCCTCATAATCCAAACATAAGGCAAATCATCTCTTATATCTGGAAAAAACTGTCTATAATATTTTGGATCCTTTCTGACGAGATTACTCTTGTGGCTATCAGTAAATACCAAACTATGTATCCATAAAGGAAAATCAACATGACCGTTTATATTCTCATATTCCATATTATTTTTAAACCCTCTTGACATCCATACTGATAAACAAATATTATAATATAATTTCAAAGCATTTTCATAATTATACCACATTTTTACTATAGGATGATTTATATAACCAAGCTTTTTTATTTTGCCACCACATATTTTTGATAATTCCACATTAATAATATCATTTAATTTTACAGAAATACAATATGATTTTTTTTCTCTATATATAGCTCCACATTTATTACATTTATATTCATACCTATTTTTTTTATTTTTTATTATATTCAATATTTGCTTAGCCTCTACTCTCTGTTTTCCAAGCCTCTTATTATCAAGTATAGAAATAGATTTATAAAAATCTGAATATGGTAAGAATGTCTGCATTATTATCTACTCCTTTATAATATTTCCTCCAAAAAAATTATACTCTGGCAACAATGTTTCTCTTTTTTCTATATCTATTTTCATTATGCGTTCAACACTACCATAACACATATTATTATGTATATCGCCTTCAAATACTTTAACATATATATGCTCATCGTCTTCCTGAAATACATGGCCAATAACAAAACTCTCAATATATGAATAATATTCTGTGTCTCTTCCTTTTAATTTTATTTTTTGAATATTCCAATTCATTTACTTCTCTCCTTATTTTAATTATATACTACTAATAATATTTGTTAACAACACCCTGCAATAATTGCTGAATACTCTCTTATCACTGTAGAGAGATTTAATATATTAAATCAATATTATATATCAAAATTGTGTAATAACCCAAATTCTATAACTATCACAAAAATCATAAAACTCGTCCCAAAAGTTATTGAATTCTATTAAATTTTCTGAGCATTCAAGTTTATCAACTATTTCTTCATACTCCATTATAGCATCATCACCAAATATTTTTTCAATCTTTATATTATGTTTTCTAAGTACTTTACAAATCTCATCTCTAGCTTGATTAAAAACTTCTACATGTAAATAAAGAGCTTGATCTGGATATTTTTTCCAAACATCCTTAATATCTAAGTGTAATTTCCATTTTTCCATTTTACACCTCCTATGAAAAACAGGGTGGAGAAAACATACAGTCAGTTGAAACTGACGGGAGGGTATGTAAAAAACTCCACCCCTACATAACGGTTAGGTTATGTATTATAATTTAATATCAAAATATTTAAGTATATAATCAAACACTTCATAGAAACTTTCTGGTTTAAAATACTTCGTTTTTGTTTCATAGTCTTTTTCACAATTTTCATTATTCCATTCAAAAGGATATACTACAATACTATCAGAATTTCTATTTTCTGCAAATGATAATTCTTTTCTAGTAGTTTCTTTAGTTTCATTGTTTCTAATACTAATGCGCAAAGTGTATCCTCTTTCTCTACAATTTTCAAAATTAGAAATTACTAAGATCCTTCCATTTAAAACAAACTTAATGCTATCTTTATGCTCCATTATCAAATTGTAAATACATTCAGCCTGCCAATTTCTTTTTACATTGTTAATAATAAAACCTTCTTTTTCTTTACTCATAATTGACCTCCATTATTTTTTATTTTCATATTCTTCTTTTTTTACTTCAATAACTTCTGGGTCTTTTTCAAGAACATTTTCATTAAGCTTTGCACGAAGATACTTACTGTAAATAATTTTTCCGTTATCTCGATAATCTTTATCATATTTATAAGTATTAATTAAATGATAAAATTCAATCAATTCTTCTTTACTAATTGATCTCTTATCATAATAAGATTCATCATCATACTTTGTTCTTCCACAAAGAATAGTAACTTTCTTATCAGTAATTTTCTTGATCTCTACATACTTGTAAATTCCTCTTCCTATTTTGTAACATGAAACCCAACTCGCATTAAAATAAATCTTATCTCCTTCTTTGAAAAAATTGATCATCTCATCATTTTTGATTTTCTGAATTTCTATGTCTATTTCATTAATAGCTTTTTCTAATTCGTGTTTCTTTGATCTTAATTCTTTAATTTCTCCTCCGAATACATTATTATATCCTTTAATGAGAATACTCTTTAAAGGATGTTTTCCGTTTTTTAAGATCTCTGCAAGTTTTCCTAACATCATCAGATAATCTAGACATTCTCTTTCATTTTTCTCATCTTCTCTTGTTGAAAACCAGTTTAATTCTAAAGGAGAGTCTTCAATCTTTTTCTTTTCACTCCAACTTCGATGCAAATAAATATTAGCTTCATTGTCATATTGATTTTCTCCAATCTTGCGAGAAAATAAAACAACTGTAATATTTCCGAGTGACATATTAACTCTTACATTCTTAGCTCCAACATCAAGAGATTTAGTAACCTCTTTGTTCGTTTGATCAATAGCATTTTTTTCAAATATGTACAATTTTTTACAGAGTACATCACGTTCTTTTTCAAAAACTTCCTTTCTTAAATTTAAACTTTCAATCTTATTCATAATTTTTCTCCTCTTTATTATTATAATACCAAGAAGCAACGAAATAGTTAACCGACTATTTTATTTATTTTAAATATCTATTATTTCTTTTACTTGAAGAATATCTGAAGATTTTGTAAAAGATAATGGAAGAGCAACAACATTTTTACATTTTAAACATCTGCCCAATACATTTCCATCGTTGTTTAAAAACACTAATCTAGATTTTATTACAATTTCTTTAGAAGTAATATTGCTATTATCAACGATATTACTTCCACAATGTGGACATTTATATATCATTTTATTAATATTTTCCTATTCTTTAAATTTACAATCATTGATTTTTTTATTCCACCACCTCCCATTTTCTTATAAACTGAAGTTACTATCGCCCAATATTGTTCATCAGACATCCCTTTTTCTCTTTTAACTGCAAATTTTGCTTTAGTCCAAATGCCCTCATCTTTTTTATTTCTTATAAATCCCGGCATTTTATTTCTCCTATATTACTTTATATTTTAATTGTAATATTTTTTTATCTTTGTTATTATTGTCCAATCTATATAAAAACAAATTTTCTTTATATACTACTATATAAATTAATCCTTCTATCATATTATCTATATCAATAGAAGAAAGTTTATTTGTATGAATATGAACATGATATATAGCAATTAAATTATAATTTGTAAAATATATTTTAAGCAATGATTTTAATTTACTACAAAATCCCATTTTAAATTTATTTTTATTTTTTGATTTATTTTTTACTGGAAATAAATTGTTAATCTTATTTACAATACTAGTAGCAAAGCCACATTCTTCTCTTTCTTTTATATTTATTAATTTATGATATACTTCTTTATCTATTAATATCATTTAATATATATCCGTTTTTTTATTAGATTTTTCTATCGATTTATCTATATTCATTTTTTCTTCAGCTCTACTTTGCAACGTTCTTAAATTGTCATATTTGATTAATAAAATTTTAAGTTTCTCTATATTTTCTTCTTTTAAAGCTTGTATATTTATTTGATCAAAAAATAAATGTAATACAAATCCTCTCTCTCCATAATCAGAACATCTATCAAAATCTATTCTTTGTTTTTTTTCGAGCATTCTAAACAAATTCTCTATTTCTTTTTCTATTCCGTTCAATTCTATCCTGATATTTTGATATTCTGCTATATTTTCTACATTCACTTTTCAACCACCTTTGCTTTTTTAGTTGTTATTTTCAAAGATTTTATTCCTTTCATTAAAGATTGTTTGGTTAAATACGCTTCACTATTCGCTATAATTTTTCCATTTTTAGCTCTCACTCTAAATCTAAATTGTCCTTGAATATCTTTAAATGTTTCAATTAACGGTTCTTGATTTTCTTTACCAAAAATATTTTTAAAGAATTTTTTAATATTCATTTCTTTCTCCTTAATATTAATTTTTTATCGTTGCCTGGCTTAAATCCAGAATGAAAAACCCAATGTCCAAAAGATTCTTTGCTTTCAAATTTATTTGTTATATTTCCTTTATTGTCTTCTATCGTCCAATATACTTTTTCTTTATTCTTGTTCATAAAAACATTGTAACTATTCCATTTTCCTATTTTAATTCTTTGCATTATATATAATCCTCAAACCTATTAATTGATCTTCTTTATAATCAAAAGTTCCATTCGTATCTGACAATAAATGAACTTTATATATTCTACCCTCTTTAGTTTCTTTTATATTCACAACGTGCCCAATTCTATAATGACCTATAATCCTAACATATTCATTTAATTTTATTTTTGTTTTTTCCACTTTCCTTCCTTAAAACTTTTTTCCATATATGGAAGAATTTTTGTATCATTTTCTAATACAGTTATTTTTATTCCTTTCTTTTCTAAATGACTTTTTAGAATTTTGATATATTCCTTGTAATCTTTTGCTTGATTCATTTTGTCAGCAAATTTTTTATCAGTATCTTCAAGCTCTGTCATTAATCTTTCAGCTCCTAAATTTCCAATAATAACTTCAGCAAACATACTCGTAGGCACAAAACTTGGAAGATGCCCCTCATACTTTCCATGAGACTGTCTATTTAAATAATCATTTATACTCCCTTGAGCTGCTATATCTTTAGCCATATATTCGTAATATTTAGGATTCTCTTTAGCATTAAGTTTTGATTTATTAAAATGAATATTTCTATCTTCTTGTCTTGGTTGTATAATTTGTTTTAATTCGACATTAAACATTCTTTCAAAATCTCTAAAGCTCTCTGTATAGATTTTCCCAATATTTTCTTTTTTGCCAGCACCCAGTTTTCCTTTAGCATTTATATATTTTATTTCTAATTCATCATTACCTTCATCTATCTTAATGATTTTGAATGTATATTTATCTTCTTGAAATTCATCTCCAACTTTATATCCTCTTTTTTCTTTTGTCCATTCTCTATGATCATACATTTCCCCACTATAAAAACTAGTCCCAGCTACTGGCGTCATATTAAAATCTGGATGTTCCATTATCTCAGGCTTTAATATTATACTTATTTCTCCGTATCCACTACCATTTCCGTTTGGACCAAGTATACTAAAGACATGTTTATTTGTTCCTAACTCTTTATCTACCTCATACCCTATAGCACCCGTCTCTATTTCTTCCCAATTATCGTATAATTTATTTAAGATTTTTGCTAAACGTCCTCCTTTCTTTACATCATAATTTCCACCAAGAAATTTAACAAGATTTGCTCTTGTTCCAGCTATCTTTCCAACATCATTTATCTCCTTGTATATTTTCTCAGTTATTTCATCACCAAATTCTGGTCTTATCTCACTTTCAACTATTGCATATCCAGCTTGCTTTCCACTCTCTCCCAATTGTTCTAACGATTTCAACCCTCCACTTTTCAATACTCTTATAAACTTTTCTGCTGATAAACTATGTACTGGAGTAAGATTTTTAGCAAAATCTTCTAATACTTCAAGATGACTCATTTCATGAAGTATTTGTTTTCTTTCTTTAAGTCTTTCTTCTTTATTTTTTAGTACACGTTTAAGTTCATCACCTTTAATTTTTTTCATTGAATAATCTTCATGCCAATAAGTTTTATTTTTAATTGCATTTTTTATATCAGCAATTTGTATTTTATAATGGCTATAAAGTTTTTCATGACCTTGATAGATAGAAGAATTCTTATATGAATATTCTTTAATTTCATCATTCAAGAACTTCTCATTAGCTTTAAAATCTATTCCTTTATTCAATCCCTTTACTGGAATTTGTTCTAATAAAAATTTTTCTTTTTTTGTTTCTGATTTCTTTTCTTTTATTTCTCCTACAAATTTCCAGGTCTTATTACCGACCTTTTTAAACTTTCCACCCTTCCAATTTCTCACTGTCCCTATAGGAAGAGTTTTAGCTTTAAGAAAGTTATTTTTATCTGATATTCTTAATTGAAATTTAGACTTTTTTAATTTTTTTTTATTGATTCTTTTAAATACTTCTATTTCATTTTTATTTAAATAAAGATATGCTATATATCTATGTAATCCATCCATTATTTTATTATTTTCATCTACAACAATTGGATGTAATTTTATACCATTTTTTATTTTATCAACTAACGAATGAATTATACCAAGAGATTCTTCTGCATCAGGATCATCAATATAATCGTTATAAGTTAAATTACTTTCTATGTCGTTTATATTTACTTTTTCTTTTATAAATTTATCATTTTTTTCTGAATCAAATATAATATTCGCAGATTTAACACCTTCAGACATAATATTTTCTACTTCTTTTAGTGTAAATTGTTTCTTATTTTCATCTTTTAAATCTTCTATTTCATCTTTTACATAATCTACAATTTCTTTTTTTGTTTTAAATCTTTTACTCCATTCATGATCATTTCCTTCTTTCTTATTAGTAACATATAAATCCCATGTATTTTTCTCGTCTGTTCTTTCTATATGAAAAGTTGTATCTTTAAATTTTACTTCATATTCTCCAAAATCTATTTTTTTTATTTTAATGCTTTCTTTTTCGTTTGTTGTTAATTTTCCTGTCTTTGGATCTTTGTACCAGTATTTGTAATTTCCCTTAACCCCAGTTCTTTTAACATATTTATGATTTCTAGATTTAAAAAATAAAGATTTCTTTAATTTTTTTTTATATATCCCCTTTATATATTGTGCTGGAATTTTACTGAAATTATATTCTGATGGATCGTCAATATCATATCCTTTTGATTCTTTAAAATCAAAATTTTCAGCATCATTTAATGGAATCTTTATATATAAAATCGTATCTGGCCCATAAGACTCTGCGAATTCAAAATTATCTGTCAAACTAATATCTTCTTGTCCTACACTCCCAGATATTATTCCAGTTTCAGACGATGGTAATAACCCTTCTTTTAATATTTTATCTTTATTTTTCTTTGATGTTCCATGAAAAGCTCCAATATATTTTACTCCATTTTCTTCAAACATTCCTGATCTTGGTAAATTATAATAATTAAATTCTTTAAGTTTCTTTTCTATTTTTTGCTCTTCTTTTACAGGTACCCACTTACCTTCGGCTACTTTTTTCAATCCAGTCTTCTGGCTTATGTAACCTATTGGATACTTTTTAGCTTTAAAAAAATATAAGCCTGTTGATTTCTGTAATTTCTCTTTATTTAAAATATCTTCTATTATAAGATATCCTTCAGGACAATAATTTTTTAATACTGTTTCATAAGCTTCATCGATTATTTTTCCTGAAATATACCATTTAAATAATGTAGCTAATATCTCTTTCTCTTCTGAATATACATGATCATTAATAAATATTCTACCATCACCATTATTTTTTTGAAGCTTCTTCTTAAGATCTTTTAGTTTTATTTTTGTTAAAGATCTTAAATCATCATATCTACAAATCTGATGTGCAAATTCATGAATGAAATCTCCTCTCCAATCAGAAGTAGATTCATAAATGATTATTATGCCTTCATCATATTCAGCTCTAATATCATTTTTTTTATTAATGTCTTTATATAAATGAATAATTATAGGATTTTTTAATTTTATATATTGTTCAAGCTTCTCCACGACATCTCTCAGTTCACCATCGAGTGCCTGGTAGCGTTCATTTGACCAGCCCATATTATCTATATACAATTTTACATTCATTATTATTTTAAATTTTCTCTTGCTTTATCTAACTCTTTCTTTAAAGTCTTAAAGCTGTTATCAGTTATTTCAAAATAATCTTTTATTTCTTCATTTGTTATATCAGAAAGTTTTCCTTCTTTTACACCAATTCCATCAACATCAAATTTAAATGTACCGTCTTTCTTTATTATAAAATTACCAGAATTGCCGTGTCCACTTACATTATTTAATTTACCCTCAAAACCATTATATTTTTCTTTTTTTTGTACTGGCAATGGATCTTCAGTTTTCTTTTCTTTTTTATATGGAGAAGTTTTAAATCCTTCCTTCAATTTATGTGTCTTAGGATCCATGTACCAATATTTGTAGTCGCCCGGGACTCCAGTCCGTTTGATATACTTTGCCTTCATAAGATTTCCACTGTCATAAATTGCGTTTGATTTAAAAAATTCTTCATCATTTAAAAATGGTTGTTTTATTGTTTTTCTCCTATTTAAATTTTATATACCACCTTATTAATTGAACTGTCCCATTCCTCTACTGTAGGATCAATTTCGGACCAATAGTGAATACATTGCGGATGGGCAGGAATACATATCCACCAATTGGCTCCATTTCTCCCCACATTATTTTTACCGCGCCATATAGCATATCGAGCGTGTGGGTCGTTTATTTCATCATCGCTTAATGGCTTATCTACATACTTTACTATTGTCCCTAACCAATTAATACATTGTTTTGATGATGTTGGTATTATACCCCCTGAAAAAACAAAATACGTACTTTTGCCTTCTTTCTTTTTCTGTTGATTTACAGCTTCTAAGTATCCGTTATTTAATGCGTATGAAATTTCTGTTATACTCACTCTCCTCCAATCTCTGTTTATTGCGTCAATTGTTTTTTGTGAAAATCTTCTTCCAAGTTCATCTGTAGGATCTATCCAGAATAATCTTTGTGTTAATTCTTGAGCTGTCAACCCATCCTCTAACCCGCCCGTTATTTGTTCTCTAACTAATTTAACTATTTTGTTTTTTAGACTTCCGTCTTCTATTGCAAGATGTTCTGCAGCGTGTTGTTTTGAATATTCAATTGCTGCAATTTCTGGGTCAGACAGGTTAAATTTCTTTACTGCATCTTCTGTATTATCAGGAATATAACCATACCTTGATTCAACATCGTCATGCGACATTTTCTTTTGTTCGTCAATTGGAATCCCATCTTCTTCCATTACTTGCATTAGTTTTCCCATTAAACCTGCTTTTACAACAAGCTCTTCTTCTAATGTCCCTATTTTATCTCCTAGAAAATCTACAATTTCTTTTGTCAAATTATTCCATTCTTCTGTCGTTAATGGCATTCCTGTTTCTGGGTTATATTTTAGTTTTCCTTTTATATTTAATGGTTGTAATGGCTTTCCTTTATTGAACCCAAATTTCTTAAAGAAGTTCTTTGCTATAGTGAATTTCTCTTTTAAATTAGAAAAAAGAGATTTATAAAACAAAGCATTTTCGATCTCTTCACCATTAGCAGCTTTTTGAAGAATATCTAATGAAACTTTAACAGATTTTTGCATTATATTAGAAGGATCTACATTCAACTTTAATCCAACACCAATTGCTATTTGTTTGAATACATCCTGAACATATTCCATCAATGCTTCTTGATATTCTCTTACCCATCTGAAATCACTTAATTCTGCTTTAGTTATTTCTTTATCGGCTTTAATTAAAAGTGATTGTATTTCCCATTCTTTATTTTGTAAATGATTTGGTATAAATAATTTCATTATTCACTTCGACCATGTCTTTGTTCTTTTTTAATAACTTCTTCTTGTTTATAATTATATAAAAAATCTTTTACTTTATCTTTATCAAATTCTTTAGATAATTCTTTTTTCAGATATTTATCAATCGTATCTTGATCTGCTTCATGAGGTTCTAATCCACTAAACAAAACAAATTCATCAACTATATTCTTTTCGTCTTGTTTTGATAATTTCTTTTTACTTTCAAATAAAATTTTCTGTTTTTCTTTTATTTGTTGTATTGCTTCTCTTTGTTGTTTCTGAAAATTAGCTATTGATTTTTTACTTGCTTCTGGCCAAATTTTTGCAGCATTAACAACATTGCTTTCCATCTCTTTTATTTCTTTATCATAAGCATCCATTTCTTGTTTTGTTTTATTTTCTTCTTTTAACCCGTTATTTAAATCTTTAATCTCCACTTTATTTATAATACTACCATCTTCCCATTTTACTTTCAATGTTCCATCATTATTGTTTTTAATAACTACTCCCTTATCGATTAATCCCGGCTCAAAACTTATTTCAACAGAATCTCCTTTTTTATAATCTTTTGTTTTTTTCTTTAAATTTACTTCTTTTGATTTTATTGAATTTATAAATTCTTTTTTATTCATTCTAACCGGTTCACTGTCTTTATCAGTTATAAACTGAACAAATTTATCACCTTTTTTCGTAATTTTTATTTTATCATTCTTACGTATTATTACTGATTTTCCACTTCTAGTTACTACATTAATATCTTTTTTTAACGGTATAAAATCTTTCTTCTTAACTTTTAATTTGCCATCTTTTATGTCAGCACTAATAGTTTCTTTCTCTACTTGTTTTCCTATTTTCTCTTTCTTAATCGGTATCCACAAACCTTCTTTAACTTTCTTTCTACCCTTACTTACTGTGCCTATAGGCATCTTCTTTCCTTTGATTAATATTAAACTTCCATCATTTTTATTTGCTAATAGAACTCCCATTCTATCACCTCCTAACGATTTAATCATGCTTCCTTTCCATTTATCTGAAAATATTTTTTCTTTAAACTCATCCATTCCCATTTCTGTCATGCTACCAAAAAACCCCGGTCTATCGTATTGATTCATATACGCTTTCTTCGCTTCATCTGCTGAATTAAAACCCACCATGACTTTATCTTCGTCGTACTGTCTCGAAACTGGATCGTTCTGATGTACGATGTAAACAACGTCACTGTTTTTATTATTCCCGATATACGCATCCAAATGCTGTTTATCTTTTCCAATGGTTCCTTTTATATATCCATAAGGATAATGCATTTTAGTTTTCCATTCGCGACCATCTTTATCTGTTCCAGATCGAACAGAGCCTTTTTTGTTCTCTATAGAAATATCTAGACCATTTATCTTTGTTCTTCCTTGAAGTTTATATCCTGAAAATGTTAATGATTTTTTCATCTTTTTTCCTGTTTTTTACCATCTTTTATTATAGGTATAGAAACTACTGAATTTTCAATTATTCTTCTAATAGGTATCCATGTAATACAATTTTCATTTTTTAATTTTATCATATCTCCTTTTCTTTCTGTAACTCCTTCTAACCCATCTATTTTTACCCATCTATCTTCTGAGAGTATATTCATTGATTTTAATCGAGATATATAAAATACTCTTTTAACCCAATATGATACAAACTTCATTATCAACTGTGCTAAAAAAATTGATACAATTAAATATAATAAAGAAGAACCTATTATCTGTTTTATTGAAATTACTAATTCTTCCATTCATTTTTTCCTTATTTTATTTTTCTATAAATAAATTGATATATGTCGTTGCTTTCAAAACCATCTTCTACTAAATCAGCGAATATACCATTAACAGCTTTACTAAATTTATCATAATCATTTTCATTCACTAATCCTCTCATTCTATCATATCTACCGCCCGTAGGAGTTCTCATTGCTGTACTAACAAGAAATCTTAAAATGTCTACTCGTTCAAATCCTTCTTTATCTAAATCCTTTAATATAGCATTTGAAGATTCTTTAAGATCTTTTAAATCTTTTATTTTTGAAAGACCTTCCATTCTCTGTTCAGGTTTTAATATCTCACCATTTACTTTAGAATCTTTTTTTTCGTTCTTTACTGGTACCCACTTACCTTCGGCAACTTTTTTGTAACCTTTAGATACTGTACCTATTGGCATCTTTTTAGATTTCATTAAGTTGCCACCCTCGTCAATCCCCACTGATTTGAAAAAATCACTATCATTTAAAAATGGCTGTATCATTTTTTTCCTCCATACTCTCTAATGTATTTCATAAAACCTGACTTCTCTTCTTTTCTAATTTCTTTAAGTGCATCATTAAGTTTCATTTCGTTCTTTAAAACTTTATGTGCTAATTTATGTGCTTCATCAGATATTTCGAATTCTTTTTCTTCTTCAACGGCTTCTTTTGATCCTAACTTCTCCATCTTTTCTCTATTACCTCCCGGGCCTGTTCCATCTTGTGGACCGCCTTGTGCTCCGATAGGATTTCCACCACATCTTCCTTTTTTACTTTTAATTAAATTGCCACCTTCATCCATTTCAGTATTTTTAAAAAAATTGTCATCGTTTAAAAATGGTTGTTTATTCATGCTCTCCCTCCATAATTGCTAATTTATCATAATAATCATTAAGCTCTTTTAAATGAACTAATGCTATTTTTTTTGCAAATTCATTTTTATCTATAGGCATTTTTATTCCTTTTGTCTTTAAATACTTTTCAAAGTAATTATACAAATCATCATGTTCTCTTTCAACTTTTATACCCGTATTCAATTGAGATTGAGATTTAAAAATCAATTTCATTTTAAAACTCCTTTAAAAACTGAATAAATTCTTGCCATATTTTAGATTTAGCGAGAAATTCTTTTGCAATCGGTTTTATATGTTTATTGACTAATTTTGTTATATTCGCTTTTGATGTCTTTGTTAATCTTGAAATAGAAGCTTTATTATAACCTTGCAACATGTAATCTAAAATCTGTTTTGCTTCTTTGCTTTTTATTCTTTCTTTCATCAATTCTATATTTCTCTTAAATTCAACTTCTTCTATATCTTTCTTTTGTCTTGGATCTTCTACAATCTCTTCTATTCCTTTAGAAGTCTCTTCTTCTTTAGAAGAAAATGAAGATATATACGCATCTCTATCTAATCCTTTCATTTCTTTTGCTATTCCTTTGAATATATATCCTGTCATATAGCTTCTTACATAAGATAAAAAAGCTTTTGAAGATTTTTTTACATTAAATTTATCTATAGCTTTTATAAAGCCTATATTTGCATTTTGAACTGAGTCATCTACATTTTTTATTTTTGACATTATTCTATTAATAACATCCCTAACGAATACTTGATTTTGTGTTATAAATTCATTCCTTAATTCTATATCTTCTTTAAGTTTTTTTATATCTTTAGAAGAAATAACATCAAGTCTTAATTTGTTTTCTTTTTTACTTATAGATACCCACTTTCCTTTACTTATTTTTTTCAATCCAGTCTTTTGACTTATATGCCCTATAGGATATTCTTTTGATTTCTCTAATTTCAATATCAATTTTTTCATGGTAAGATCTCTATATAATCTTGTTTTGATTTTTCAAATTTAAATTCTTCTTTGGGTTGTTCTTTTTCTTTAGGTGTTTCTTCTATATCTTCTTCAGGTTCTTCACCAAATTCATTTCCAACACTCATCCCTCCTTGCATCTCACTCATCTGTTTCATTTGTTGTGCTTGTAGAAAGTTTGGATTATTAATTATATCTCCACCGTCTATAGGCTTAAGATCTTTTTCTTTTCTCTTTTCATTTATTGTCATATATACTTGTGTTTGTTTCTCATCTACATTAAGTTCTGCTAATTGATCTTTAGCTTCTATTCCAGTGAATTCCATTCTATAAGGATCCCATTCTGGTACTCTTTCAATTATCTTATTAAGAATACTTTGAACGAAAGCTAATATATCTTTTAACCCTCGATCTCTACTATAAGTTATTTCATTTTGTCTATTTTCATATAATGTAGCTTGTGTTCTATTAAATCTTAAACCTAATTCTGCTGGGTCTATTCCGTGAATCGCACATATCCATGAAGCTAATGTCTGTGTATATTCATTGAACTCCATATCTCTATTCGGAGGAGCTATTGGTATCCATTTTGCGTTGTGCTGCAAAAATGGAGTTCTCCACATTCCTTTTACGCCTCGAAACATTGATATCCATTGTCTTTGAAGTTCTTCTAAATCACCTTGTTCAATTTTCTCTCCTTCGAAAGAAATTACTCCTTTAGGCTGTGAAGACGAATTAAATATCTCTTTATTATATGCCATTGCAAATAGCCAAGCAGTTATCATATCGAGAGACATTTCAATGTAAGAATATCCATATCCTCTTTGCCTTATGTCTGTTCTTCTATTCATAAAATAAAATATTAGATCATCTTTTGTGAATGTCTCTACAAACCTTCCATTTACTTCTTGTACGAATGCAATACTTTTGTCTCCCTGAAAACCCTTGTCTTTCATCGTCCTTTTAATCGTAGCAGCATCTAATATCCAATAATCTAATATTTTATTTTTTTTATTTCTTCTAAGACTTATAGCTACTTGATCAATAGTCATCATTTCTCTTGTAATCAATTCAACAACATCTGATAAACCTTCTTCTCTTTCATCTGCACCCTCGAAGTTAGTATATCCAGAATATAATAAAAACTCTTCAATCTCTTTCATTATTTTTTCATCTTTCTTAGAAGGCGTTCCTTTTTTATCTTTCAATTTAACCCTAAACCCAACATCGTCATCATTATAACTTGTTTCAGAAAAAGGTCTTATCTGCATACATCTTACATTTTGTATTGTACTTATTGGAGCTGTTCTTTGAGCTATTTGTCTAAGTATTCTAAACGATAAATGAAAGAATTTTTCTCTTACTCCATGAATGCCGTATCCCCATTCTGCCATCCATTCTGCTGGCTCTATCATTCCTTTTGGAGCATTTATCGCGCCATTCCCTTTTCTATTTTGTTTATAAAATAATAAATCATTTTGATAACTTTTTAAAAAATCAATCTGTTGAAGTCCTGCATTCTCTATAGCTTTTAATTTTGCTAATTCGTGAATTGTCTGAGGCTGTGAATCAGAAGAAATATCGTTTTTAATATTGAAAGCTTCTTTAAACTTTCTTTCGCCTAATGAAGATAAAGACAACATTTAAAACCTCCATAAATAAATAAAAAAAAAGCCACGCACCGAGATCAAGGTGCGCAGCTTATAATCAATTGTATAATGGGATGAAAAGTATATCTAGCATTATCCTTAATAAGATTTTGCTTTTTTAACATTACATTTATATTATATATCTTTTAAGTTACAATGTAAACAAGAAATTTCAATATTATTGAAACTTTTTTATATCTATTTCCCGTATATTTTCATTAATGTTTGAATACTTTCAGGTAAAATCTCTTTCCATTCTTTAGTTCTTTTATAAACAGTAACTGAAGTTCTTATCGGGCCGTAATTCATATTAGTCAACTTAAGATGAACTATAGTCTTCTTTAATCTCCATATAATATGTCTGGAATCTTCATAATCAGTAGTTGCTTCTAAATAATCTTTCCCATATTTCTTATTACATTCTCTTACTACATTAAAAAAATTGTGTCCTGGCTGATATGTTACAACCACTGAAAAAAGCTTCTTTTTCAAAAAGATATACATCACATTTATAGCTTCAAATTTTTTCATCGTCTTTGTTATTAACATTGTCCCGTTATCAAATTTTTCTTTTCTTATAATCACAGTCTTTGACTCTTTAATAACTTTTTTCATTGACATTCCCCACTTTAAGTTCTCCCAACCAACTATATCTTTAGCATAAATATTAATACTAAAAATAAAAATAAAAAATATTATTGTAATTTTATTCATATTACACCTCCAAATTAATTAATCTTTATATTCACCCATAAACTTATCTAAATTTTCTGACTCGCTTCCAAGCTCCTTTAAAGCTTTATTAATTCTACTCAATTCATCAATGCGTTCATTCTGCATATTTTTTAAATATCTAACAGCAAATTGATACAACATTGATTTTGCTTCTTTTATTGACTTTACAGTACCAATACCCGAGCCACCTTTAGATATTTTATATTCGTTTTTATTAGCAAAAAATTTACCCTTTTTATAAATTAATAACCAACATAGACAGTGAACTTGCTTGTTCTTACTCTGACCTCTTTTATAAGGTTCATCTGGATCGCCAATATAATAACTTTTCAAAACATCGCTCATTATTACGCCTCCTTATAAATTGATTTTTGATATCCTTCTCTTTCTTCTTTTGTTCGGCTATTCCAGCAGTCATTACATAATACCGGATATCCATGTGGCTCTTCAAAATATATGCTACATTCAGCACAACAATATCCTTCAATTATTAAATCAGCTATTTCTCCCATCTCTTACCTCCTTATTTTTATTTATTTCATAAAATTCTATTACTTTTTTGTATTTTTTAATTATCTCATCAATCTCTTTAATATCTCCCTTTAATTGAACATTTAGTTTATTAATAGATTTTTCTAACTTAACTGCAATATTATGCAAATCATTTAATCTCTTTAATATACTTATCATATCATTTTTAATGTATACTAATATTTTCATGTTCTCATCCTCTAAAATGGTATTTCGTCTCCATCATATTTTCTAGATCTAGATTTTGATTTCTTTTTATTCGGTTCAAATGCTCGTAGGCAATATTCGACTAAATTATATCCATATCTTTCCACAATTTCTGATAAGTAACTTAAACAATCGTTCATTTCTTTCTCTTGAGCATGTTCTTCTTGTTGTTGTTTATATTCTAATTGTTCTTGTTGTAATGCTTGTTGATATTCATCTTCACTGCTATAATCCACTCTTTCAACTCCCATCCTTCTCCTCCTTCACCTTCCTTTTTAATTCTAACATTTCTGATATTAAACCCATTTGTAATAATGCCTTGCTTCCACTTTGAATTTTATCTTTTTCATATTTTTTTATCTCCTCATCAATCACCCTCAACACTCTTTCGCTTTCTGCATTCATTCCTTTATTATATCCCTCTCTTTGCCAAATAGCCCAAGCAGGAGTATTCCTTTCTCCTATGATCTTCTGCTCCAGCCATTCAGAATATTGTGTCCAATAATTATATGATTTTCGCCCATGTTCAAAAATAGCATCTATATCTAATCTATCTTCAAATTTTTCAATTAATTCCTTTTCAAACTCTTTTCTCAATTCCTCAACTGTCATTTTTCACCTTCCTTTTTAATCCTTCTTTTGCACTTTCAAATCCATCGCTAAATCCTTTAATATAACTTCCTGCACCACCCATGACAGAGTGCATATTATCAATCAGCCCCTCAATCCATTTCTGCATTTCGTCAATGGCACAATTATAGCCTGCTGAATATAATTTATTTTTAGCATAAGCACAAGCTCCATCATATTTCAAAAATTTAATTACTCCTTCCTTTTTCTGTGGCTTCGGCTTATTCATTCTTTCACCTTCCTTTTTAATTCTTGTAATGCCTCTTTATATCCGGTTCTATAAACAACATCATGATACATATATTCTTTTTTAATTATTTTTATCTCTTCATCAATCAACCACTCAATCCATTTCTGCATTTCGTCAATGGCTTCATTATGCCCTTGATTCCAGTCAAGATTATACCACCGAACTCTATCCTTTGTATGACTATATGTTCCATTGGTCATATCTGGATCACTTGTATATTCCGGCAATTTCTTCGGTCTCTCCATGATTATTTCTCCTCTTGCGTGCTTCTCAATAAATCAATATATTCCTTTTTCCAAAATTCAGCTTGAAACTTATAACACCTTGAAGCGCTTCTATACCCTTGCATTAATTCCCATTGCCAAGCCCACATTGACCATCCCGATACTGTCAATATAAATCCAATTATCAAACTCCATATATATCTCTTTTTCCACTTATCCATCCTTCTTCTCCTTTGCATAACAATTCGTTGAATAATTTCCACTTGTCCATGTGATCTCATACCACGGTCTTATTGGATACGGATTAACCGGATACGGATATGGCTGTGGAATATATTCTTTCTCTTTTTCAAAAATGTTTTTTAGCTCATGGTATAAACTTTTTGCCTCTGATTGTTCAAGTTCAATCTTTACTCCGTTTTTTGTCTTTATTACAACTTTAATTTCTGCACTCATACCTTCTCCTCCTTAACGCTATCCTTACATTGATCACAAACAACTTCTATCTCCTCCTTCACTCTCTTGATTATTTCAATGGCTTTTTTAAGGCCATCTACAAGTATATCCAGAAACTGCATTGAAATAATTCGCCAATTTCAATAACTTCTCTTTTTCTCTTTGTCCACTATAATGCAATATTCTTTCATGCTTACGTCCATAGCAATCAATCATATCTAAAGAACCCCACTCATCCCCATTACATTCTGGATGTTTGTTTGCACTTAAAAACATTTTTGCTTTTTCATTACCCACACTACACCTCCATTATTTAATATTTATTAATTCAAAATAATTATATTCATAATTAAATTTATATACTGCTGTTTTGACATCACCTGTTTTTTCTCCAATAGAATAAATGTAATACATATATCCATCAGTAGTTGTCAATGTCACCATACTCCACCTCCATTATTTAGACTTCAGCTTTCTCTATCTTATTCATGGCTTCTCCTGTCCTACAGATTCCAACCATTTCTCTACTGGTTCATTCATCCACGCTTTCAATGCTCTATCAAATTCGCCATTATCCTCTGAAATAATTTTTTCATCCATACTCCCACAACTTGTACATCCTTTGAGTTTAACTGTGTCCGGAAAATAACAATTCTTTTTTCCGCAACCAAGACACCTAACAATTCTATATTTATTCACACTCCACCTCCATTATTTAGACTTCAGTAA